CAGGCGCCACTGCATTCTCAGCGTTTGTTGATTTCAGTGACTACGCATCGGGCCCCGCACTTGTCAAAGGGATTTCCAATAGCGAACGCGGCAGCTTTGTCAATGTAGCGGGTGAATGGGGCCGTAAGCTGCGCAAGATGGGTGATGACCACACTGAGGGTCCGATGTCGTCGCTGCGCACTGTCATGACAAACCTGTATCAAAAGTCGTCCGCAGGAACTATCGTTGGTGGTATCGGGTACAGTGACAAGGAAAAGAACATCGCCTCGACGAATGGTGTTGCCTACAGCATGATTGGCGAAACGACACCTGACACGTTCTATGAATCGCTAACGAATACCATGATGCAAGACGGGTTCATGTCCCGCTTCATTGTGGTCGAATATGCTGGTTTGCGCCCCGAGTTCAACACTGCAAACAGTGTGCCTATACCGGAAGACCTGAAGGAGATTCTGCTTACTGGTGCAGGCATTGTGATGCAGTGTCCGGCGGGAGGTTTCTACGATGTCGCAACGTCCCGCGAAGCTCAGATTATGCTGGATGCGTTCGACAAGCACTGTGACCAGCAGATCAACGCAACGGATGACGAGTCTTGGCGCCAGATGTGGAACCGCGCTCACCTGAAGACTTCGAAGGTTGCGGCCCTGTTGGCGGTGACAGAAAACCCGATGGCGCCTATTGTGACAGAAGAGCACGCGGAATGGGCGCTTAACTTAATCCACCGTGACATCTCTATCATGCGACGCAAGATGTCGGAAGGTGACGTCGGTGACGGTGACGTTGTACGCGAGCGCAAGCTGCTGGCAGTGCTTGCTGATTACCTGAAGCACCCCATCGCGGCAGGGTACAAGATCACGGACGACATGCGGAAGGCTGGTGTGGTCGCTAGGAAGTATCTGCAGATCCGATTGCAGCGTACCAATTCATTCGCGAAGCACAAGCTAGGCCAGACGCTTGCACTTGACCACACTATCCGCAGTCTTGTTGATAGCGGGTATCTGGTTGAAGTGCCAAAGGATAAGATTCCCGTCGAATGGAACTTCCACGGCAAAGCATACCGAATCGTCAGTTTGCCCGATGTGCTTTGACAGTTGCGTCATAACGCGGGTCACTGTAAATTAACGAACGTGCATTACCGCACTCACTAGGAGAAACCAGATGAACATCACGTACCCCGAGCTCGTCGCTGCGCTTGCCAAGCCTGGCGCCGATATCGTTGCAACCTTGACGCCCGAAGACGCCCATGCACTGCACATGGCGGTCGGTGTAGCTGGTGAAGCGGGCGAACTGTTGGACGCCGTCAAGAAAGCGGCGATCTACTGCAAGCCCATTGACCGCGAGAACGTGGTTGAAGAGCTAGGTGACCTCGAGTTCTACATGGAAGGTCTGCGCCAGGGTTACGGCATCACCCGCGAGGAAGTGCTCGCACACAACATCGCCAAGCTGTCCAAGCGTTACAGCTCCGGGACGTACAGCGACAAGCACGCGCAAGAACGCGCCGACAAGGCTGCGGAGAGCTTGCAAGTTCAACTTAACCTCTTTGCTAAGGACTGACATCATGACTAACATCCCCGCCAACACCGTCACGCAAGAAGACCTCGCGGAATGGTATCGTCTGCAAGACGAACTGAAGCGCATCAAAGCGTCCGAGATGCTGCTGCGCCAAAGGATTTTCGGCGCCTACTTCCCGTCCCCTGTAGAGGGCACCAACTCAGCACCGCTTGCTGACGGATGGGTTCTCAAGGGTAAGCACACCATCAACCGAGATATCGATCCGGGCGCCCTTGGTGCAATGAAAGAGCAGTTCGCTGAAGCTGGTATCTCTGCGGATGCGCTGGTGCAGTACAAGCCTTCACTCGTGCTGAAAGAATACCGCACGCTGACCGAAGAGCAGCGCCAGCTCTTTGACCGCGCCTTGATTGTGAAGCCCGGCTCACCGGCTCTTGAAATCGTGTTGCCCGCATGGCTGGCAAAGAAAGCAGGTAAGCAAGCATGAACACACACCTCATATCATTGGATCAAGAATTGGCAGACCTTGTAAAAAGCAAGGGGCTTGTTCTTCGAAAAGATATTGTTCGATTGTATGGAGATAAGGGTGTTCCCAAGGGAACAGTTAGTGCAAGGTTGAGCGTTCTCTCTTACGAATTAAATGTGATCAAGCAATGCAAGATAAGCGGACAAGGAACTTTCGTGTATTGGCCCGGGACACCCCTTCCTAAGAACGCGATCGATTACGGACACGGAAGAACAATACACAACCGAGACCGTCGTGGGGCTGCTCCGACATCACCACAAACTACCAAGGACGATGTCTGGTTAAGCGATAAGCCCGGTGAATTTCCTATTTGCTGCGTCGTGAATGGAAGGTCCTGGTTCTTTACGATCAATTCGATAAAGCAGCTTTATTCACAGTTTAAACTTATGGAAGGAGCGTTCAAATGACGCACAGCAAGAAAGTTCTGGACCACGGATTCGTGACGCTTCGCAACATTGCGGGGCCCACGCGCCGGGCGGAAGCAGAGTTTGACGCCAATGACGTTGATGTGGCAAACAGTGCTCGCATGTCGTTCGACGCTTCCGACCTGGAGCGTTCCTACGAAATTGAGATGAAGCTGAATCGCTACCTGTTGGCGAACAAACATATGACGCCTTTCGAGTCTATCGAGGTGTGGTTGGAAATGAAGCTGCCCATCTTTGTTGCTCGGCAGTTCGTGCGCCACCGCACCGCTGCACTCAACGAGGTCAGCGGTCGTTATGTGCAGCTCCCGGCGGAGTGGTACATTCCGGAAGTCGTGGGCGGTAAGGCTGCCAACAAGAAACAAGGGCAGGAAGACAACCTGGACGAAGCGACACAGGCCTGGTTCAAGCGCGTGCTTCAGCAACAATGCGCCCTATCTTATGACCTGTACCTGGAAGCAATGGAACGGGGTGTAGCACCTGAGCACGCTCGGACACTGTTGCACCTCAACCACTACACTCATTGGCTCTGGAAGCAAGATCTCCGGAACCTGATGCACTTCCTGGCGCTGCGGACCCACAGCCACGCACAGGTGGAAGCGCAAGCCTATGCCGACGCGGTCGTGGAGTTGCTCGATCCCACCATTCCAGGCCTTATTAACCTCTACAAGGAACTCGTCGCATGAAAGACATCCAAATCCTGGAGCAGCACAAGCCCAAAACCCTTCCCGTGCTGGTTGCCCGTGCATTGGGCGTGAAGGCCCCGCCGATCCTGCTGACGTTCAAAGACGTCAAAGGTAAAGTCCGACACGAGGAGTTGCCGCTATGAGGCCCATGCTTGCTGTGGAAGCACCCGCGAAGCTGGTGTTCCCGTTGTACGCGAGCCCAAAGCTGGACGGCGTGCGATGTGTGGTCAGCGGGGCGCAAGCCCTGTCCCGCACGTTGAAGCCGATTCCGAATCGCTTTGTGCAGCAGTACCTCGGAAATCCCATGCTGGAAGGTTTGGATGGTGAGCTCATTGTGGGGCCACCTGCCGCTGAGGACGTGTATCGCGTAACCAGTAGCGGAGTGATGATGTCACAAGACGGGTCTCCTGACTTCACGTTCTATGTGTTCGACTACTTCAACGACCCAGACCATGCTCGACCGTATAACCACAGGCTTCCGCGCCTCATTGACGGTCTGGCCGACATTGTTGAAGGTGACAAGTTCCCTCGGATGAAGCTCCTGGAACAACGCTACGTCACAACCGAGGAAGAGCTCTTGCAATACGAGTCCGAGGTGTTGGCGCAAGGGTACGAGGGCGTGATGCTTCGGTCGCCTGCTGGTATCTACAAGCATGGGCGAAGCACTGCTCGCGAAGGCTACCTGCTCAAGCTCAAGCGGTTCAGTGATGGGGAAGCACGCATCACGGGATTCGAAGAGCTGATGCACAATGCAAACGAAGCACAGCTCGACGAGCTTGGGCACACAAAGCGCAGCAGTCATCAAGAGAATCTTGTGCCGATGGACACGCTTGGCGCGTTGCAGGTTGAGGACTGCGCCACAGGTGTTGCCTTCAAGATCGGAACGGGATACACTGCTATTCACCGGAAGCAAATTTGGCAGCAGCGAGACCGACTGGTTGGTGCGATTGTCAAATACAAGCATTTCGAGATAGGCGTCAAGGACGCGCCACGCTTTCCTGTGTGGCTCGGTTTCCGTGATCCGATTGATATGTAAGGAGCCTAAATGGCATTGAAATTCACAACTACCGACCAAGCTGCCCAGATGAACGGGGTCAAGGTGTTGGTGTATGGTGGCGCGGGGATGGGTAAGACCGTTCTTTGCTCAACCGCACCGAACCCGATTATCCTCAGCGCAGAAGGTGGGGAACTTTCCCTCCGCAACTTGCGCATTCCGATGATCGAGATAACCACAGTACAGGATCTTACCGAGGCTCACCAGTGGCTCTCCAGCAGCGCAGAAGCCAAGCAATTCCAGACGGTGTGTATTGACAGCCTGTCCGAGGTTGCTGAGGTTGTGCTCAACAATGCCAAGCGACAGGTCAAAGACCCGCGGCAAGCATACGGTGAGCTGATCGAGAAGATGGAAAGCGTGATCCGAGCCTACCGCGATCTTCCCGGCATGAACGTCTATATGAGCGCCAAGATGGAGCCCACGAAGGACGAGCTGACAGGTGTGGTCAAATACGGTCCAGCGATGCCCGGTAGCAAGTTGGGCCAGAAACTGTGTTATTATTTTGACTTTGTAATGCGCCTAGGCATTAACAAGTCTCCCAACGGAGAGTCCTATCGGTTCTTGCAAACTCAGCCCGATATGCAGTATGAGGCGAAGGATCGAAGTGGAATGCTTGCTGCTGTCGAGAGGCCCGATTTAAGTTATATTTTTGATAAGGTGTTTCAACGATGAAAAGCCCCCGCAATCTTACAGGACAGAAATTCGGAATGCTTACTTGCATTGAACCCGGACCTCGTGTGTATGGGAACCGAACAACATGGGTCTGTTTGTGTGATTGCGGAAATACTTGCACGAAACAAACCGAACACCTTAAATCCGCTCTTCATTGCGGATGTGGATTTAAGAAGGGTAATAATTTCAAGCATGGGCACACTGTTGGGCAAAAGCCCAGCAAGACATATCAATGTTGGTGTGCTATGAAACGACGTTGTTATAACCCTTCTTGCATTGATTATGAGAACTACGGAATGAAAGGAGTCCGCGTATGCGACGACTGGCACATTTTTGAAAATTTCTTGAAGGACATGGGCGAAGCTCCTGAGGGGCTGAGCATTGACAGAATTGATCCGTTCGGTAATTACGAGCGAAGCAATTGCCGCTGGGCAACGGTAGAACAACAGGCCCGAAACAAACGCATTCATCATTCCACTAAGGAGAATTAAATTGGCTCAGTTATCATTTGATGCAACACAAGTCGCCCCCGATACTGGTAGCGGAGATCCCGTTCCTGCGGGCTGGTATAACGTGATGATTGATGAGTCGGAAATGAAGCCGACGAAAGCAGAAGGCGGTCTGCGTCTGTCGCTTCGCTTCACCATCCTGGACGGCCAGTACGCGAACTCTTCACCGGACTGAATCTGAAGAACGCAAATCCTGTGGCACAGGAAATCGCCTACAAGCAATTGAGCGCGATCTGCCATGCGGTTGGCGTAATGCAGGTCCAGGACAGCCAGCAGCTCCACGGTCGGCCGCTGAAGATTAAGGTCAAAGTCAAAGCGGCTCAAGGCGACTACGAAGCCAGCAACGATATCACCGCGTACAAGAACATCAACGAGCAAGTGGATGGGCCTGTCGGCGCTCCTGCTGCACAGGGTGGCGCACCGTGGGCAGGGCAGCAAGCCCCGGCAGCACAGCAGGCGGCACCGTGGGCCCCGCAACCTGCCGCCGCACCCGTAGCACCGGCTCAACAGTTTGCGCCGCCTGTGCAGGCCCCTGCCCCGGCTGCTGCGGCCCCGCAATGGCAACCGCCCGCAGCACAGCAACCGTGGGCCCAAGCCCCTCAGCAGCAAGCTCCAGTTCAGCAGGCACCCGTCCAGCAACCGGCTCCGCAGCAAGCCCCGGCAGCACAGCACCCCGCTCAAGGTGCCACCCCTCCGTGGATGCAGCAGGCCGAAGCTCCGGCAGGTGGAACGCCACCCTGGGCAGCTCCGCAGCAGTAAGCTGACACAACGGGCGCACTCGAGAGGGTGCGCCCTTTTAATTTGAGGACGACATGGCAGATGAAGCAGATATCAGTCAGGTAAGAACTGAGATCCTGGAGGCGTCGGAGATTGCAGCAGTGCGTGAGCGGGCTGCAAACATACCAGCAGGCGTCCCTGGCGAATGCGACCTGTGTGGTGAGTGGAGCGGTCGTCTTGTGCGTGGCGTGTGTGTGCCTTGTCGTGATAAGCACAAGCTCCCGTGAAAGACAAGTTCAAACGCATACACATGAGGGTGGCGGAGCAATACGCCCGCCTCTCTTATGCCCAACGGCGTCAGGTTGGATGCGTCATTATCATTGACGACATTGTGGTTCCTGGTTACAACGGGACGCCAACTGGATGGGATAATCGTTGCGAGACAGCGGATGGGTCTGCTACATTACCGCATGTCATACATGCGGAA